TTGACATGGTTAGAGAATCCTTTGTGCTGTGATGTTCTGAAATTCGTGGCCCCGACTAGCGGGAACTAAACTTTTACTGGACGACTGTGTCGACGGACATGGTTGCGGTCGTGACGCTGGCCTTGAAAGGGCCGCTATTCTTTTCATCAAAACCCTCCGAAACAGGGGGTTTCGTTACAATGTCCGCCGGAATCGGGTCGGTTTTCGACTCAGAAACCTGCTTTTCGACCACAGGACTGACTTCGGACTCATGTGAAACCGCGACCACATCGGCCAGAGAAGCGGCCAAAACGTGGGCAATTTCAGGGTGATTGGCCTTCAGAAGTCCTTTTTCCTTCAGCAAACTGGCCGCAACCTTGCGATATAGCCACTGCGCGGCATCATTTCGGGCCAGAGAGAATAGCTGTTCTTCCTGCAATCCGCTAAGGTCTTCGCGGGGATCTTGAATGTTCAATTTAGTCTCCAAAGTGTGCGAAGGAATTCCATGTCTTCGCGGATTTGTTCGAATAGTCGGCCAAGGCCGTGTGGTTCATTACGACTGTGATCTGATCGGTGTGTCCCATGTACTCCGCGATAACTTTGGCGGAGTCTGTAGGGGCTTGGGAGCGGACAGGGAGCCAGCGAATGGCCGCAGACCCAATCAGCGGTACACCCAGGCTTACAGCATCAGCCGAAACTAGGTTGAAGCTCTCGGAGATCGACACTTGCAGGCAGAAGTCCATTTTCTGGACAAGTTCCAAGAACTCCTCGTGTTCCAGCCACGGATGAAGGACTAACTCATTGCCCGTCGCTTTGATCGCGGCCTCGATACTCTTCAGGTTCTGATTGCCGCCTTGTTCCTGACGGGTTCCGTTCATGTGAAAGCGGAGTTTCTTGCCCTTGTGCCGGGCGTAGCGAATCGCGGCCAGCGCCTGCTCCAGTTGATTCTTCAAAGGCCGGATAGCGCCGAAACACCCAATGTTTACTATGTCCGAGCAGTCGTCGTTGCGCTCGTGTTTATACCGCAGACTGCGGACAGGGTACCAGTTGGGGAGATACAGGCTCTTACCGATAGCCTCGAAGTCTTCTCTGGTCTGCGCGGAGTTGAAAGCTACTTCCACACCCAGTTTGAGGTACGCGGCCAGCCATTCCAGACTGATTCCTTCCATGCCGAGGAATGCCATTTCTGAGTGAATGCGAACAACCCAGCGGACATGTGGGTGAAGGTGCTTGAGTTCCTTCAGCTTCTCCGGGGTCACCCAAAGCGCCTCCAGGATCACGATTCGGGGTTTGAACTCCGTGACGAGTCGGTCAATACAGTTGCCGTCGATAGCTTCGACCAAGCGAGCCTTGTGGCCCTCCCGTTTCAGCATGTCGACCACAAAGCCTGCGGAGGTCTTTAGTCCATTAGTTATCTGGTTGTAGCCACCACCAGAGTCATAGAAGCGTCGGATAATGAAAAGCAACATGCGCTTGTCCTCAAAGCGTTAGAGAGAAGGGGATTCCGACGTGCGGAAATAAGGAGGGGTTATCGTTCAGCCTTGCGAGTGTCCGTCTGCTGTTCACAAAAATCAGCCAGTAGCAGCACCAGATATAGGCCATGTTGTTCGATATTCTTGAATTTTGAATGTCCAGAAAATGGACAAAGAGAAGTAAAAGTCTCAAACCGTACTCAAATTGAGCACAATCGTTCTCATTATGAAAACAAAATGCGGGCCGGGGCAAAGTGCTTGTACGCTCAAAAGGTGTGCCCAACCAGGACCAGGTACCTAAAATACTAGGCAGATCGTGCTTAATAAGATGGATTACCTAATATACTGGTCGCCTTCTGAGTATCAGCTCTCAAACCGGGCAAGGTTCGTCGGCCTCATCACTGCTTACTTTGGGCGGCCCACCAAGCCCGATGTCATCCGATATGGATAAGCGGCAGAGCGGGGAGTTACATCAAATTTAGCGGGGCGGAGGCACCGAATCTCCGCACATCAACCCTTGTCGGGCTGTCTCTTTTATGTCCAGACACGTTATGTGTACTTACGGTTAGAGGTTATTGGACTACCCGCGTGGACAAATGTGTCCAGAAAATGGACGGCGGCTATACAGATACAAGCCATGTCCGCCTAAAAGTACCGCCAGACTTTATCAACTGGGAGGAGGTCAGTTGAGTCCGAACCCGTAGGTATCTGGCGTGACGAAACTTAATTAGGCGGCGGTAAGTGGCATACCCAAATCAGCCACCTCGTGGTTCACCTGTGCCCCGTCGTCGGACATGGTTTTTGTGAAAGGCACTTGTGGCTCGCTGGCGACGTGTGCCGTGTATGTGTTCTCGCTTGATAACCCCAACATACAATTTCTGTGGCCACCTACTCTTGTATGCAACCCTGTTTCCTTAGCGAGAATCAGGCAGGTACAGTTAGCGATTTGAGCTTCACTCTTTCGAGGAGAGGCTTGCGGGGTCATTATCTGTCCATTTTCTGGACTAAACTGTGCCGGTGTCTGAGCAGGACCGGCGGGCCCGCATAACTAAACTTTCGTCCTGATTTTCATGTCCGCTCCTTCAAAATACCAAAGATGTACACCTTCGTAGTAAGGAACAGGATGTGTAGGTCCAGCCTCGTGACGGATGCTAATACCGTCTAAGGAAAAGGCAAACACGCTTCCGTTCGGGAATTTATGGCTGACCCACTTCATATATTCTCCGAGCCTTTCAATTACCGATCATCATCCTTCTCAGCTAAACTCTCTCGGACAATCCGTTCGTACCTTGGTACAGCTAGTATCTTTGAAATCAGGTCTCGGGCCTCTAGCTCGTCTAATAGGTTGGCCATTGGGTCGTGCCGGGGCCAGAAAACCAACCCCGCCGCCACCACTAAGATGAACAAAATCCAACCCATAAGAGATAGTACCAAATACAAAACAGTTTGTCAAACGATCTGAACTTCGTCCAGAAAATGGATTATGCCGCATTCTCTTCGGCAAACTTCTTTTGCCGTCGAATCATGCGAGTCATCTTCTCCAGAGCTTTCTCGCGGGTCGTGTCGACAGCCACGATCCCAGTTTCCTTGTGCGTCACGACAATCCCGTTTTCGAACTCCTGAACGTCATAGAGCCGGGCAATCTTTAGTTCGTAGCTCTGTTTGCGAGCCTCTGCTGCATTGTTGATGTGTTCGATTGGCTGCTGCACACCCATTTTTGCCTGTCTCATCTTTTCCAAGGTTTCCGGAGTGAATTCTCGACCGAGCATCTTCACCCTGATCTTCTCTTTTGTTTCCAGCAGATGCGGGCCTCGTTTCACGCCGCGCTGCCTATTTCCTATCTGTTTCAGGAGTTCCGGGCTGTGTTTCTTTCCGAAGAAAGGATTCTTCTCCCCGCCGTATCTACCCGTAAGCGTCTTACTGATTCTCTGCCTGATCTCTATCGAAACGACTTTGCCGAAGTTGGGATTATTGAGACCGCTGTGGTCTTGACCGAAGTTGGGGTTTTTGTCTCCCGTGGAGAACCCCTCCCCACCATACGTGCTGTTGTAGCCAATCGTGCGATTCGCAGAACCCAAAACTAGTATCCACATCCGCTCTTGAAAGAAAGCCCACTCATCCGTATCAGCTTCGGCTATCTTTTCAACATAGAAAGCATCACGTCCGTACTTGCGGATGGCCTTTGAAAAATACGCTTTGCCTCCCTTGTTGGCGTGGCAAACATGACGACTCCACCGCCGTTCTTTTGTTTCTGACGTTTTGCCGACGTAAATTTTTCCGTTGAAGCGGTTCGTTATCTTGTAAATCGTCTGCATGTTCCCCTCTAGAGGAACGAACTGGGGGCGGCGCTAGAGGACGCACACCCCGCATTCGATACAGCAAGTTGTAAATTGCTTGTGGTTTAATTATACCATCAATTCGACAGTGTTAACTGGTCACAAGCAGGACTGCTCCTAACTTGACGAGGTCTCGCTGAGGATCTTGCGTAATCGCATTTGACTTCCAGGCGGAAGTGTGTTTGTGAAACGCACGTTGTAAGAACACCATCCGCCAATCATTCTGCTAGGATCGGAAACGGAGCCGTTTTCTGGTGCGTTTTGGATGTAAAGCTTGTAGTTTGAGTCACCTGACTCGGGGTTGCGACCAAGGAAAATACTGAAAGCGGCATCGTCCCCAATGACGTATGTCCCAAAATATGTATTTCCACCAATTACGGTCGTCGGTGCGGTCGTGGTCTGCTTGAACTTCACACCCGCGAATTCGATGACTTCATCGTTTCCAGGGATGCTGAACAGCTTAGCACGATCCGAATCAGAGCCACGCTTCAGGATGTCGGTCAGGCCGTTGAACGAGGTATCATTCAACACATCCTTAACGACGAAGGGGTGGATGATCCCACCGAACGTACCAGGCATGAGCGGACGAACATTAGCACCCACCAGAGACTGCACAGCGGTGCGGATGTTGTTCGCGGTCAGGTACGAACCGTTTGCGAGGGTCTGAAGAACCGTGCTGTCGACACCAACTGCGGAGTCGAACGTGAGCTGCGTGAGGCTGTTGAGAGTCAGAGCTAGACGGTAGTTCAGTTCGTTAGCGAGGTTCGGCAGCAGGCCCGGATCGTCAATCGCAACATCCAACGCGAGGTCGGAGCTGTTGATGAAGTCGGAGTACTGGCCGATGGTCGCGAGAATCTTGGTGCTCGACTCAGTAATCGGAGAGCCGACAGTTCCCTCAGCCGACTGGTTGGTGTTCGCGGCCAGAAGTGCGTAGGTGTAGAACTGGATCTGGTTGCCCTGACGGAGAGGAAGCGGCTTCTGCTTCGTCATCGAAAGGAAGGGGGTCTGGGCCTTGAGGTTAGGAATCGCCTCACGCATGTAATGAATTGCCTGGAGGTTGGGGAGAGCGCCGGAGGTTAAGATCGACGCGGGAGAGTAAGCCAATTGAGTTTCCTGTGGTACTTATCTTTTTAGCGCCGACCTTGCTGGCGTTTCAAACGAAGGCTCTGCTGAAGTAACTCAGCGATCTCTTTGTCTGAAAGTCCATCTAGGTCATCGACTGAGGGCGGCTTTGGGGCTTCGGGCCGAACTGGGGTAGCTTCGGATTGGCGGAGTCCTAAGCCCGCTCTCGGTTGCACAACTCGACTCACAATGCGTGGGTCTGCTGGCAACGGCG